GATGTTGACAGTGGCGTACGGAAACGCCGCCCTTGTCGCGGCAGTAGAGCTTGCGAAGGAAGTCGTGAAGCTCCGTGCGGAGCTTGACGAATTGAAGGCCAAACTTAACTAGGAGTCACACATGGCTATTGAGTACAGAATCATGATCAACAGCGCTCGCGTACAGGACGACGGCGACCTTGCCGATGTCGTGAAAGAGGTCGACATCAGTCTGATCGGCACGGACGGCCCCTGCTCATTCACTTTGCCGTTCACCGTGAAGATGCCCGCTCCGGACGCGTCCGCATTCACCGCGTATGGCGAGCTTACCGAGGAGCAGATCGTGACGTGGGTTTTGGCGCAGGACGATATGCTTCAGCCGCGGCGCGATCACATCGCTATGGTGGTGGCGAAGGAACTTGAAAAAGCCGCGCTGACGTCGAAGAAGCTGCCGTGGGAGCCGCTGCCGGAACCTCCTGCAGCACCTATTGTTCCTGCGCCGCTCGCCAACCCCGAAGAGTAAAGCAGGGCTGAACGATGCCGCTCGTTACCTCGGGATCAATCAGCATCGGCGGGTCGACCACCAACCGCTCCATTAACTTGGAGCTTGGTCGGTCGGCCACCGCTACGTCGAGTCTTAACGAGTCGGCGCTGCGAAACCTCGCTGGCGTTTCGAGCGGGGCAATCAGCCTGTCGAGCTTCTACGGCAAGTCGAGCCTCGCGGCGGTGTTGAACGCCTACGGCGATGCGTCGACCATTTCTCTGTCTGACTACTACTTCAACAGTTATTCATACTACTCAGAGTCGTCCGTCGACATTGTGCTGAATAGCAACGGAACCGCGCAGTACCGCTATGGCAACTCAGCTGTGCTGACGACAAACTTCACCTCCTTCACGTGGAAGACCGGCGGCGGCGCAGTGGGCGACTACTACGCTCGTGTGACGGGCTTTAGCGGTGCGTGGCATTCCGCGCCATCCAACAACGCGCTCCATTCCCTCTCAACAACCAGACAATGGATGGTGCTTGCCACGGCAAACGGCAATCCGGCGTCTGGGTATGCAGGAGCGAGCGGCACGCTTGAGATTTGTAATTCAGCAGGCTCAGTACTAGCGTCCAGAAGCTTCAGTTTGTATGCCGAAGCGATCAACGGGACGCCGTTTTAACCCTTCCCCACTCCACTCAAAGGAAAGCACTATGGACGAAATGCTCAAGATCGAAGTCAACCCCAACGACGCCAACATCATCCTTGGCGGCTTGCTGGAACTCCCCGGCAAGGTGGCGCTCGACACCTATATGCGGGTGCGCCAGCAGCTGGAGATGCAGATGGCGCAGCGGCAGCAGGCTAGCGGCCCCGCGCCGGTGATCGACGCCTCCAAGGCGAACTGACCACCTTCGGTGTCACGCTGCTGACACCGACACTCCAACGCATAAAAGCCTCGCGGGATCGGAGACGGTCTCGCGGGGTTTTTTGCTGCGAAATGGCTTGTGCCGGACGCAGACGGCTTTATCATTGGGATGTCATTCTGCGGAAGGACCAATACGCACGAGGAACGCCCTATGGACGAGACGACTGACATTGAACTCTTCAAGGCGAAGGTTCAGGCCGAGCTAAACAGGCTGGAGGCGCAGTCGTCTGCGAAAGAGGTTGCCGGTAAGGCAATCGGTAAGGACGGCCTCAAGTACATCACCATCATTGTGGTGCTAGGCGTCCTATCCAGCCTTGCGCTGGACTCCGAGAAGATCGCCGCGGTCATGGGGCTGCTCGGCGCGTCTCTGACGGCGCTGATCTCTATGCTGAACAACATCGCCGGGGCGTCCGAGAAGGAAGAGAAGCCCGAGTTCGGCGTGATCAAAGAACTCATCTCCAAGCTCGACCGGCTCGACCGCAAGGAGCAGCCGATGCGAGTGGACGTTGAGGGCAACCATGTCACCGTGACCAAGGGTGACGACGTAGTGCGAGCAAGCAAGTGATGGACGTTTTTGAGGTCTTCACTCGTGCTTGGCCCATCATTCTTGCGCTGATAACGCTCATCATCGTGCTGTCCAAGCTCGACTTGAGGGTTGCCGTCCTTGAAGAAAAGGTGAAGTCCCTGTTCGATCTCATCAACAAAAGCCGAAAGGAGTAGACGCCCATGATGACCCTTGTAAGCACCTTCCTTTCGTTTTTGGCGGGCGGTCTCCCAAAGATTCTTCAGGTCTTTCAGGACCGGCAGGACAAGAAGCATGAACTTGCTCTCGTCGCGGCTCAGAAGGAGCGTGAACTTGCGCTGATTGAGCGCGGTCACATTGCTCAAGCCCGTGTCGAAGAGATCAAGCTAGACCAGATTCAGGTTCAAACGGCAGGTGAAGAGCGTCAGGCTCTCTATGCCCATGACATGAAGATCGGCGAAGGCGCGTCGCAATGGGTCATCAACCTTCGCGCCAGCGTCCGACCGGTCGTAACCTATATCTTCGTGCTAGAGCTTGTGCTGCTGAACGTGACCGGACTCTGGTATGCGTGGCATCAGGGTGCGCCGTTCGCGGTCGCGATGGATAACGTCTTTAGCGACGACGAGATGCTGATTCTGTCATCCATCATCGCGTTCTGGTTCGGGACGCAGGCGTTCAGCAAGAAGGGCTAGTCGATGAGGACCAGCCCGGAGGCGATCAAGGTCATCAAGCATCACGAGGGCGTACGGGTAAAGCCGTATCGCTGTCCGGCGCTGCTTTGGACTGTGGGCGTAGGCCACGTCATCGACCAATCTCATATCAAGGTGCCCTATGAGGAGCGTCGCAGCTTACCGATACCCGACGGCTGGAATCGAATGCTCACCATGGACGAGGTGGACGCTCTCCTTGCTCAAGACCTTGGCAAGTTTGAGCGCGGCGTGGCCCGACTTTGCCCTGCTGCTGTTGGTGTTCAAAGCCACTTTGACGCTCTGACCTCGTTCTCCTTCAACGTTGGACTAGGCAACCTCCAGCGGTCGTCCGTGCGTATGCGCTACAACCGCGGAGACGTCGAAGGAGCTGCCGACGCGCTGCTGATGTGGACCAAGGCGGCGGGTAAGGTGCTGCCGGGACTCGTCAAGAGGCGCAACGACGAACGCGCCATGCTGTTGTCCTAGCGATGCGCCGCATCCCGCAAGCCTTCCACCTGATGGGCCACCGTATTACCGTAAAGGTAGTCAGCAAGGCAGATTGGAAGCACGACGACGCGATGGGTATATGGGAGCCGGATCGAAACCAGATATCATTGCGACGTCAGCCGCGGTCGATGCTGCGGCATACGTTTTGGCATGAAGTCACGCACGCCATGCTGGACGTCATTTCGCACAAGCTGTCGCATAACGAGCAGTTCGTCGACTCTATCGGCGGGATGCTCGCCCAAATCAACGACACGGCTGAATATTAAGGCCGTGACACCACGCCGTATGGCGTTGCAAGCTCAATCACCTTCAGATACACAGTTTGCACGCGCCGTCTTGCGCGGGGATTACGGGGACTATGACGATGGATTTGCAACCACTACTGACCACATTGGGATTGCTTGGCGGCGGGATCGCCGTGTGGGTTCAGCTTAATACCCGGATTACCCGTCTTGAGGTCCAGAACGAGCATACGGACAAGCAGTTCAACCAGATTCTGGAACGCCTCAAGTCCATCGAGGACAAACTCGACAACAAGCAAGACCGCGTGCCGTAACCCTCACACGAACGTGAGGCTCCCCCCCACGGTATGCCGACACCAAAACTAGCAGAACACGTCTACATCCCAATTATTGACCTTCTCGCGGAACACGACGGGAACGTTTCCCGTGCGTCAGAGGATGCCCCGAAGCGGCTGAACGTGACCGTCGAGAAGTTCAAGACTCGCGCTTATAAGGCGAGGCTTCTCGGCCTATGGGGACGAGACAGCGGCGGCGACTTTTGGTCAAACCGCGGCGAGAGTAAGCCCGCTGGCCCCCGCGTACCGGCAGCGACCGCGCTACCAGACGACGACATCCCGGTCGAGGAGCTAATCGACACGATGTGCCGCCGCTACACGCGCCGCGTCGAACACGCGACCGCGAAGAAGTGGCGGCGCTTCAAGGTTCCCGTCGCCGGTCCATACGCGATCATGTTCTGGGGCGACCCGCACATCGACGACAACGGCTGCGACTGGGTGACGCTTCGATCACACGTCGAACTCGCTCGAAAGACGGAGGCGATGTTCTGCGTCAATGTCGGCGACACGACGAACAATTGGTGTGGACGCCTCGCTCACCTGTGGTCGCAGACCGATACGTCCGAAAGCACCGCCAAGAAGCTGGTGAAGTGGTTCCTGAACGACGCGGGCGTGCCGTGGTTTCTCTGGGTGACCGGCAATCACGATCTGTGGAACGGCCCAGTCGGCGTCGACGCGCTGGAGCGGTTTAAGCCCCACCACGTGACGATGGAGGACTGGGGCGCGAAGGTGACGCTGGAGTCCCCGGGCGGCGGCGAGTTCCGGCTGCACGTGGCGCACGACTTCCCCGGGCACAGCCAATGGAACCCCCTCCACGGGCCGCAGAAAGAGGCGCTGTGGGGCGACTACGCCCACCTCTACGTGGCGGGCCACAAACACAACTGGGCGCTATTCGGGGGCGAGCATAGCCACCGCGGCACCCTGTACTGGCTCGCACGGGCGCGGGGCTACAAGACCATCGACTCGTATGCGGAGCGCCTTGGCTTCGGCGCACAGGGCCACGGGCATAGCATCGTGGCGGTCGTAGACCCAAGCGCTCGGGGGACGGGCCACGTGGCGTGCTTTGCGGAGCCGTTTGAGGCTGCCGACTACCTCGCCTTCAAGCGGCGCAGGGCGAAGAGCTAGGGACTACCAGTAGTCGCCGTCTTGGCAGCGACGCCCGCGGGAGCAGCGGACGTTGGGGGGCGGGACGCGGTTCTGATCGTAGTAGCGCAGCTCACGCCATGACTGCAGCAAGTGTCGTAACCATTCCAGCATAAGGCACCTCGCTAGTAGCGGACGAGTTCGATTTCCTCGAAGAGCCAGTGCTTCATGTCAGCCAGCGGCTCGTTTAGGCGCACCATCCCGTGCAGCGTGTGTCCTCTCGGATACACCCGCTCGACCACGCGGACGGTTTTCCGACCCTTTTTTCGGATGAGGCTGCCAACGCGAAACGGTGGTCTTCGTGCGGTGTTCAGCATGACGATGGCGCTCCTTCTGAATCTCGGCGAGAGCTTGTTCCATGGTGTACTTGAGGCTGTTGCGCGTAGCCCGGACGAGCAGCCGCGCTAGCATTTCGTCGTTGATACGCGCTGGCCCAAGGTTGCTGCGCTCGTAGGCAAGCTCGACGTCGCGTTCCATCTCACGCTCTTTGGCGGCGGTCATAGGTCGCGGTTCTCCGGGTTATTGCTGAACCACTCCATCCAAGCGGTCAGCACCTTTGAGGCTTCCTTGGCGTCGATGCCAAAACGCTCCTGCAGGTACGGGCGGGCGCCGAACATATTCGTCTGCCCGGACTCGCGCAGGTCGTTGAGATAGAGGAAGTACGGCAGGTACGGGTGGTCTTTCATTCAGATCACCGGGAAGCATTGTTCGTGGGGGTTGGTCGTGAAGAGCGCCCCGCCGTTGTTCCCCTCGTCGTCGGCAGAGGCAAAGAGCCACGTGCCGTCGGAGAGCAGGATGGCAAGCGGTCGCCCGTACCAGCCCATCTCCTCGGCCTCGGCCTCGCTCATGTAGCGGACCTCCTTGATCGTCGCGCCGACCAGAAACCGGTGAGCGCGTTGGGTCCAGTACTTCTCGGTGTCGGCGATGGCGACCGTCACGGCATCACCTTCTGCGCGACGGCCCGGGCGGTGTCGGCGAGCATCTGCAAGAACTCGCTCGGCGGGATGCAGGAGGAGGACTCGGTCCAGAACCTCTGGTCCCACGTTTGGCAGTTCAGCCCCCAGTTGAGGAGCGCCCAGATAAGGAGGGCGCAGAAGGCAAAGGTTCCGGACGTACCGGCAAGGACTCGGATCATGGTGTTCATACAGCCTCCTTGGGGTTGAGCCGCTCTTGGGCGGCGTTGCGAACTATCTGGTAGGCGTAACCAATCGCCTCTACCTCGGTGCGCCACATCTCGGGGGTGGTCTTCACCTCCACCCAGCCTCGGACGAGGTCATCTATGCACTCTTGAACGAACCACTCGCTGCGGTTCGGGGTGTGCCACACCATCGCGCAAGTCCGGGTCGCTTTGCTGAACACGTAGCGGTCGCGACCCACCTCCTCGATGCAGATTTGGATGCTCATGCCCAGTCCTCGATTCCATTCAACGGGTACTTGTGGAAGCCGTCGGCCTCGTTGTCGTCAAAGCCGCTGTGGTAATCGGCGAGTTCGGCTGGGGTCATCTGCGGCTCCAGCACCTCCTCGCTCATGTATGTGCCACCCTTGAAGTAGTGAGGGCGGCGTGGGCGGCGGTAGTAGCTGTCGGCCCTGCCCCGGTCGTACGCGCCCCCGTGGCGAGCGCGTTCGACCTCGTGCTTGCGGGGGTGGCTCATGCTCACGCCTCCACCGGGGCTAGCAGGGCGCGGAAGCCGCCCATCACGTTGCGGTAGGCGCGGCGCACCGAATCCAGTTGCCCGTCCATGTTGTCGCCGAGCGCCTCAAGGCTCTCCGGGCTGATGTGGCTGAACCCGAGGCTCTGCACCGCGGCGGTTACCACCTCAAGGTCCGTGCTGATCGTTTCTGCGTTGTACCCGTGCATCTGGCTTCCTCCTGCTGTTGTGCGTTTTGGGTTTCTGCGATACGTTCCGGGTATCATCACCGTGTTGGCCTCGACCCCGTTTGTATCACCGTGGTGATACTTTGCAACCGTAGGGGCCGGGAGTCAAGCGGATTTATCACCGGAGTGATACAGGATGGCGAAACAGGGCACACAGGGGCGGGTTTTGGGGGATGTTCGGGGGAGCGCCAGCCGCCCCCTGCCCCCCGACTACCGCCCTGCCCGGACGGTCGTCCTTAAGGCACGTTCGGGCGGGCTGGCCGAAATTGAGGCTCTGGCCTTCAAGCTAGAGGCAAACCTCGGCAAGGCCATCCTTGACGCCCTGACGGCCCAGAAAGAGGCCATTGACGTCGACCTGATCGCCGAAGCCCTGCAGGAGGGCAACATCGGCAAGGTTCTGCGGCTCCTCGATTTGCCCGCCGCCCTTGCCCCGCTGGAGGCTATAACGCCCGCCGTACAGGCCGGGGCGTACGCCGCTGGGGGGGCTACCGCGGCCCAGATCGCCTTGAGCGTTAAAGGCGCGACGTTCGCCTTCAACCAGCTGAACCCCCGCCTCCTCACGTGGCTGCAGACCTACAACCTCGGCCTCATCCGGCAGATCAACGACCAGACGAAGGAAGGCATCCGGCAGTACCTGCTGGACGGGATGACCGCGGGGGCCAACCCCAAGGAGGTCGCCCGGGAGGTCAAGGGGATCATTGGGCTGACCGACCGGCAGGCCAAGGCGGTCCAGAACTACCGCAAGGAGCTGCAGACGTTCCACCAGCGGCGGTCCGCTGGCAGCTTCGGACTGGGCAACAAGGTCAGCCGCGTCAACGGCACGCAGGTGCTGGCGCTGAACCCGGACGGCACGCCGAAGGACGGGATCAACGCCCGTCGCCTGCGCGACTTCCGTTTCGACGGGCAGCTGCAGCGGGCGATGGAGAAAGGTACGCCGCTGACGCAGGCGCAGATCGACAAGATGGTCGCCGCTTATGAGCGGAAGTACCTCGCCTATCGGTCCCGCACCATTGCCCGGACCGAGGCGACGCGCACCAACAACATCGGCATCCAAGACGCGTGGCAGCAGGCGTTGGAGAAAGGCGTCGTCAAGGAAGAGCTAACCCGGAAGCAGTGGGTGGTGGCTCGCGACGAGCGGCTCTGCGAGATATGCGGTCCGATTCCGGGCATGAACCCCAAAAAGGGCGTCAAGCACGCGCAGCCGTTCCTCACCCCGGACGGCCCCGTGTCGTTGCCGCCGATTCACCCGAACTGTCGTTGCACGGTCGTGTACCGCCAGTACGAGCCGTCTCAACTCGCGGAGTAGCCGTTGCCAATTCCGTGGCGCAGAGGTACACGCAGCGACCCATTGAGGATACCGACCATGACAAACATACGAGACAGACTCAACAAGCTACACGCGAAGCTCGACGAGATCATTGGCAAGCGTGTCCCGGGCGACGGCGACGGCGACGGTATTGCGAACGAGGGGCGCAAGCCCAAGGGCGGTGGGGCAGCGCGGCGGGCGACGCATTACGACGCTGCACAGGCGTCCAAGCTGCTGGGCTACACCAACCCCGCAACAATCAATAACCCTGCCCGTCTGCAGCAGATGCGGAGCAGCCTGAAGGTGAATGAGCAGTCGCGTGATCTCGCCGCACGAAATAGCGGTCGGTCAACGCCGCTGCGCTACAAGGTTGCGCTCGACGACATGAAGATTCACATCGATAACCGGCTCAAAGAACTTGCCGGTGGAAGCTCTAAAAACTCGCCTTGAAAAACGCAGAAGCTAACTTGCGACACATCTCCGACGCCGTTTTAAGCGCCGAACGCGACCGCAGCGACAACGACTTGTCCGCCATCGCGTCTAGCCGATCAGCGAGCGTGATGAGTTCTTTGTAGATGTCGTAGTCAGTCAGCCGCTGCATCTTTGACGGAGCCACTCTATGGACAACCAAAGGGTATCAGAACTCGCCTCTCGCATCGCCGATTTGAGCGTGCGGGCCAGCGCAGTTCTCGAACGATTAAATAAAGCGGACCAGACGTTCTCGCCGCCAGAGGGCGTGCAGAGCGCCGCAGCGCGTGGTCTCAAGCTCCGCGAGAAGTGGGGCCGCGGTGGGCTGTCAAATGCACAGGCTTCGGAACAGGGCATCGGCTCCGGCGTGCAGCGTGCCGTGAACCTCAAGAACGGCGACGCGATCTCGCTGCAGACCGTGAAACGGATGCACGCATTCTTCTCGCGGCACGCGAAGAACTACCGCCCTGACGAGAAGGAGTCTGACGGCGGGCCAACTGCCGGAACGATTGCGTGGCTCCTGTGGGGTGGCAACGCGGGACGGGACTGGGCGCAGGGCATCGTCAACCGCGTCGAGAAGGCGTCGCCAGATGCTGGAGATGTCCATGTACCGTCGCCCGAGATGAAGAAGCCCGGGCGCAAGACCGGTTATGCGCTGGCAACGTCGCGGAAGCGGGACGGCAGCAAGAACATGAAGGACTGCTGACGTGGAGACCCGCGAAGCATCCGAAGCCCGTGCAGCGCTCGACGCGTTGCGGTCCGCAATCAAGGCGGCGGTTGAGGAGTCCCTGCAGAAGGGCTTCTGGAACCGCTGGCCCGCGGGGTCACCCAACGCCACCGGCGGGCAGTTTGCCCCCAAGGGCGCAACGGGAGGCGGCAGCGCGGGCGGTGGCGGCTTCAAGAGCTACCTTGGCGGGGTGTTTGGGGGTGACTATGGCAGCGGCTCCTACGCCCCGCCAAAGCCCAAGGGACCGCCCCCGGGAGCGAAGCCGCACCCGAAGGTCAACGACAAGGGCCAGCCGGTAACGATCAACTATCCGAGCAAGGCGACCCACAGCAGTACGTGGACTGACGGCACGAAGACGGCGGTGTTTACTCCGGGCAGCGACGCGCCCGACGCGCTAAACGGCGTTGGAATGAAGACGTGGAACCCGCCCAAGGATGGCTGGGCCAAGGTCACCGGCACGAACGAGAAGCTCGACGCCGACCTGCCGTTCGAAGCAAACCCGAAGAAGTCGGTGGGCGCTGGCGTGCTGATCGTCGAGGACGACGGGCGCGTGTGGCTCACACGGCCCACAAACAGCTATGGGGGCTACCAGAACACCTACCCGAAGGGGACCGTCGAGGACGGCCTCACGATGCAGCAGAACGCGATTAAGGAGGCGTACGAAGAGACCGGCCTCAAGGTCAAGATCGTTGGCATTCTTGGAGACTACGAGCGCGACACCTCCAAGGCGCGGTTCTACCTTGCCCGCCGCACGACCGGTACGCCCAAGAACATGGGCTGGGAGTCACAGGCTATCAATCTGGCGACACTCAAGGACGCCAAGAAGCTCCTCAACCGCACGCACGACAAGCAGATACTCGACGACCTTGAGGACTTGCTGTCGTTCGGCCCGCTGAAGAAGGCGAAGGGACCGGTCGCGGGCGCGTGGACGATGCAGCCCCGTTGGCCCTCCGGCTCGGCGCTCGGCGGGCAATGGAAGGCGATGGGCGCGGACGGCGTGACCCTGCCCCCGAAGCTCGCCGGTGGATTGGACGGCAAGAACCCCGTCTACCAGAAGAAAATCAACGCGATTCACGGCGCAGCGCAGGCTGGCAACCTCGCCTCGCTCGACAACTTCATCGCCCAGCACAAGGACGCGGATACCAAGTACGCGTCGGGCATGAAGGGATCGTCGCACCTGAAGTGGGGCGCGAGCGTCTATCAGTACGCGGTGCAGGTGCGCGGCGACGTCACGCACAAGACCAAGGCCAGCGCGTCGGCAGATGCTATCCGTGGCCCCAAGACGCTCCAGAGCTACGGTCCGCAGTTTGCGCCAAAGCCGGGAGGCTCAAACCCGGGGGCAATCTACGAGGACGGCGACGCCAAGTGGCTGGTCAAAGGCAACGCCCAGAAGGTTGGTGGCAACGTGTCCGAGGGTGTGAGCGACAACCGCGCTCGCAACGAGGTGCTCGCGGCGAAGCTAATGCAGGCCGCCGGTGCCGGTGCGCCCGATATGCGGCTCGTCGACTTGCAGGGCAAGTTCGGCGGCGGGCTGGGAGTCGCCAGCAAGATGATGGACGGCGTCGCGTTCAACCCCAAGAACCCCGCACACGTCGCCGCAGCGCAAGCCACCTTTGCGACGCACGCGTGGCTGGCGAACTACGACGTGCTGGGGATGGGCTACGACAACACGATCATCACCGCAGACGGCAAGGCGGTGTGTATCGACCCGGGCGGTGCCCTACTCTTCCGCGCCCAAGGGCTGCCGAAGGGCGAGGCGCACGGCGTGAAGAACGGCGTGCTGGATACGTCGGCCCCGGAATTGACCTCGATGCGTCAAACGACCAAAGAGCAGTCCACGGTCTTTGGTTCTATGACGCAGGCGCAGCTGCAGGCGAGCGCCCAGCAGCTAGCCACCGTGTCGGATGAGACGATCAAGAAGCTCGTCGACACCTATGGACCTCCGGGTCCAAACGAGAAGAACACGCTGGCCGTGAATCTCATTGCACGGCGTGACGCGGTCCTCGCCCAGATCGGTGGGGCGCAGGCGCTCAAGGCTGCCGAGACCGACGACCCGTTGTCCTCGGGCGTGATGGCAGCTGCGGCGGCGCAAGCGATGACCATGGACCCGTACACCGCGTACAAAGCCGCTGCCGACATGGTGGCGCAGGCCGAGAAGTCGGCTGCCGAGTTGCTCGCGGACGGCGGGCTTACGTCGAAAGATTTCAAGCTGGCGATGCTGGGCGAGCTTCCCAAGATGGCGACCACCGCGCAGCAGGTCATCGTTGCGAAGATCAACAACCTCACCAATGCAGGCGACCAAACTGGGCTGGCGAACTACGCGTTGGAGCTGCAGGCGACGCTTAAGGGCGTCAGCGGCTTTGACGCGCAGGCCAAGAACTACGCACAGCTGGGTCTGGTCGCAGCAACGATGGCAAAGATGGAGGCGGCTCAAGGGATGACCCCGCCGTCGGACATCCCGCCTCCACCGCGCTTCAATACCGGCACCAAGTACGCCGACCAGTACTACAACAGCATGGTCGCCAAGTTCGCCGAGCAACACGCGGCAGGCGATCTCGCAGCGCTGGCGTCATTTAGCGGTATCACCACCGGCAAGCTTTACCCGGACGGTGCGCCTTGGAAGACCGGAACCGCCAACGGTATTAAGGCGGCGACGTACCATGCGGCGCTCGTCAAAGACCTGCAGGCCAAGCAGGGAGCGCAGGTGACCGCTGCCGCCGCGCAGGCCGACAAGGCTATTGCTACGCCGGTGCCGCCACCGAAAGACACCAAGCCGCTGCCCGCCATGCCCGACTTCGACAAGGCGCTGCTGCCGCTTACCAACAGCAACGCCGCGTCGCATAACAGCAAGGTCGGCGTCATCAAGACGCTTGCCGAGAAAGGCGACGTCAAGGGACTACTGTCCCTCGGCTACTCGACCAACACCTACGGAAACAAGCAGGCGTTGTTGGCAAACAACGCTCTGAAGTCTCTGGGGTCTACCCACTACGTCGTCACAGGTCAAAAGGGAGGCCAGCATCCCGCGCTCAACGGCGGCGTGTCTCCGCAGCAAGCCGCCGCTGCCGCAAAGACGGTCGGGCAGCAGCCTCCCCCGCCCCACCCCGTAGCGACGACTGCCAAGGCAGGCAAGGTCAACCTCTCCAAGCTCGACATGAGTAAGGCAATCGCTCCGGCGACGCCGAGCTTTAAGGCGTCGTCCAAGGCGTGGGTTAACGAGCAGAACAACAAGCTCGCCCAGCAGATACAGCAAATTTTCCAGAGCGGAGACTACGTCGCGCTCCGGAACATGACGTACGAGTCGCTCGACAAGGAAACGGGGAACATCCTCGGCTCCAAGCCGCTGTCAGAGCATCCGGCGAAGGAACTGAACTCCTTCTACGAGGGCTGCTTGTCGGTGATGAACGACGTGGCGAACCCGCCCGCGCCGCTCAAACAGTTCTCGGTCGGTCACGCCACGAGCGTGTCGCAGGTCAGCGCAGCGTTTCCGTCAAAGAAATATGGCACGACCATTGCCAAGGTCGCTGCGAACGAGAAGATCGGGTTCTGGATCGGCCTCGGAAAGATCGACAACCCGGACGCTCTGATGCCGAAAAAGACGATGGACGTTACGAGTGCGGACATTTCCAAGGCGTCTGCCGACTACGTCAAGATGTCCAACGGCGCTAAAGCGTTCGTGAAAATGGTGCAGTCCGGTGGCGTGATCAACGCGTATCGCCAAGGAAAGAAGACGTATCAAGGCAACGACCTCAAGCAGGTGGCGAGCGAGGCGCTCAAGTACGCGCAGGAGAAGCCAGAGGGAACGACCGTCTACCGCTGGCAGAACATGACGCAGGACATGATCAATAAGCTCGTGCAGTCCGGCCCGGGCACCGTCATGCAGTGCAGCGGCCCAATGCCGACCTC